TTATTTCCAAGCAACTTCCACTGCTTTTTGATTGATTGATTGCAAGAATCGGATATACCACGGTGCATCTGTGCGCCATTTATAGTGCTTCATGCTCTTACCAGTAGTATCTTTGTAGATTTCTGTAATAATCTTCCATTGGTCAATGTTATTCAAAGCAACTACTTTATTTCCATCATAGAAATAAACGGTCCCTTGAGATTTGTTTGTTTTAGCGTCAATGATTTCGTAAGTGAATTTCATAAGGTCATCATCCTCCAATTCTGAATTTGAGTTATTGTTATTTTGTTCCGTAGCTGAACTTCTGCCTGCAAGGTCGTTCCATTGGCTAGCGTTGATATAAGCCAAGTTTAAATCAAGGTGTCCATTCCAATTCATTAATGTGCCTGAAGAACTATACTGGTGGATAGCTGCTGAACTCCAAGCGCCATATCCTTTGCCGTCTGCCCAAGGAGCGGACTGATAGCCAGTAGGACTCATAGAAGCATACTGTGCAACCCATAAAGCATTACTAGTTGAAATAGTACTCCAATTAAACTGACGAGTAACTTCTGCTGACATGTAAATCATTGGATTGATGCCAGTTTTTTCTTTTACACGATTCAAAAATTGACGAGCGCCAACATTTCCCCATGCATTAATTGCCCCAGCTTCAAAGTCTAAGACCAGAACTGCTTTACCAATATAGTCTTTAACAATGCTGATAAAGAAGTCTGCCTCCGCAATTGGATTGCCAGTACTAGCGAAATGATAGAAACCTAGAAGCTTATTTGCCTGAGTGACTTGACCAGCTTGTTCTCTCCAAGTTGGATTTATATAGTTTGTTCCCTCCGTTGCTTTAATAAATACAAAGTCAGAAGGAACAATTCCAGCATTCAATTCTGCTTGATAGCTGGAAATGTCAATTCCATTCATAATAGCCCCCTATTCTTCAGTAAACCCTTCTGTTCCATTAATAATTGGTTCTACAAGATTAGCCAGTTCTTCAGCGTTAGTAGAAATATTATCCGCTGTTTTAGATACTGATTGAGCAACTTCAGATGTAGCTTGTGCAACATCTTTAATTGTTTTAGCTGGGTCAGCAGTAAAGTTCTTTTTCAGCTGAGTCAAAGAAGCTTCAATTTGAGCCTCAATCTGAGCTGGATTCGTTTTGATTTTAAGATTCTTAGCTTCTTCTGTCACATAGTTAATGGCTTCAGATAACTTTTCAGGATTATCTGTATAATTTTTTTGTACCCAACTCACCGCCTGATTGGCCAACTTTGCTAATGCATCGATATTTTTCACGTTGCTATGTTTTTTAGCAGCCTGTGAAATGAAGTAAGTCACTATTGAACCAGCTAAGGTCAAGATACCGCTAAAGATTGTCATTAAATTTTGATCCATTTTATTTTTCCTCTTTTTCTATTTGGTTAATTGTTTCCAAGGTTTTCACTCGCCCGTCGAGCAAGTAAATCTGTTTAGTATGCTCGTCTAAATTATCGAACAGCTTTTTTTCATGTTCTTTTCTGCTTACGTTTGATTCATTCAAATCTTCTCTCAAACCCTTTATTGTTACATTCAATGTATCAATAGAGTGGTTGATAGGTGTCATGATAGAATCTTTAAGCAACTTAATTAAAAAGCTAAGTCCTCCAACGACGCTAACTCCTATGATTGAAAGCACTGTAGCTATTGTCTCTAAGTGCATATCCCCTACTTTCTATTCTTTATCCTAATGGAATATTTGTTGAAAACTGAATTACCTTGCCACTCATGGTCGTTGGATTGGGATTACCAATGTTTATTTTCCCGTCACTCCCGACTGAAACACTCGCAACGCTAAGTTGACCTGGCGAATATAGTAACCCTAAGGTATCAAATCCAGAAACACTACTAAATTTACTGGACATAGTACCAATTGTTATAATACTGTTGGGTGCTATTGAGGGGATTGTAACGTCTTTCGACTGTGCATAAAAAACACCGTTATTTATTCTTGCACGTAAGGTTCCGGATGTTCCTACTCCACTCGCTCGAGTGATATCAGTCCAAGGAACGTCAGTTGATAACTTCGTGCCTTGAGGTGTAAGTTGAGCATAGTTACCATCTGAGTCACTAGTGGAAACTCCTTGAAAGTTAACTGAAGCTTCTCTAGTTAACCCAGTAGTATTGTTCGTGAACTTCATTGCAAAGCCCTGCTCGGTGTCAACTGCCAAATCATTTTTTGTGTTTACAGTTCCATCCGTCTTTGAAATTGCAATATGATTATCTTTAATTTCTGTAGAGGTTGTAACTGGGCCATTAGTTGTTGTACTTACGAATTCACCATCAGTAATTGTTAAATTTTTTGCATCAATTAAGTCAGCGGTTATTGAGTTTGCTTCAATATTGTTCGCACTTAAATAGTTAATCATCCAGTGAGTGCCATTATAGTAGTACTCAGTGTTCGGCTTAATAACCGTTCCGTCACTCGCTGTAAGGTCTGCGGTACCTGAATATTTCCAAGTCAAACCTTTGAATCGACTGCTTGGCTCAGTTTCAGATACAATTTTACCTGGGTCACCGTCCGTGCCATTCGTTCCATCTTTTCCATCTTTACCATCTTTCCCGTCATTCCCTCGTATCAAACTCCAAGTATAGTCCGATGGGTTAGTGCTGTCAGCTTGCGTAAAGTCTGTGTACTGACCGATGTAGCTTGGCCAGTCAGCGGTTGTGACTTCGCTAGATGAAGGCATATATGGAGTAGCGGTTAAACCTTGCTCCCATTTATGCCCCGCATTCCATATATCCAATCCTGTGTTATCAGAAGTAATCTCATATCTAACAAATACTTTATCGCCAGCTTTTAAAGCCGCTGAAAAAGTATCAATCTTCCAATCAAAATTCGAGGTCATGTCAATTGTTCCTACACCATCTACATCATTAGTATTCACCCAACGTCTAATATTTCCTCCGTTACCTGAATTTTTTAAATATGATGAAAAGGTGTAAGTACCATCAGCTGGTGCTGTAAAAACTTTATAAAAGCCTGGTCCTTTACCAGTTCTTTTTTTAACAGTTAAACCTTTGTATGTTCCGTCAGTTGTCCAGCCGTTTAAGTTTATCCAATTACCACTAAAGTCTCTAGTTCCATCCAACAAATTCAAATTCGGATAAACAGTCGTGAAACCGTTCGTGCCTGTTATATTATTAGCCCAAGCTACGTGAGTGTATGATGTTTTACCATCTGTTCCGTCGTTAACATTAGTGATAGTCACCGACTGACTAGCGACTACTTTGCCCGCAATTGTTGCTTTAAAACTATAAACTGCCTTATCAGTTACTCCGCTGGCATCCACAGTGATTGTCTGAGTTGGAGCGACAACTGTTCCATCTTTCGACCATTCATAGCTGTCTGCGATTGTTTCAGCCGTTGCAGAACCTTTGAAAATATGAGCTGATAAAGTTGTTGAACCAGTGCCATTTTTAAACTGCGTGCCATTTGTTGTATCGATACTACCAATATATGGAGTAGCTGCATCGACTAGATTTGACAGTTGAGATTGCAAATCATTTGAGATTTGGCTTTGAAGCCGAATATAATTTGAAAAAACTAGAGTATTTTTAGTGGGATCTGTTCTTGAAATTTCCATTTCAGAAACACGAGCTGACAAAATTAAACCATGAACTCCATTAGAATCAATGAAGTTATCATCACTGATTGTTACTGTGTCCCCAATTTTTAAAGGTAAGTCATTACCAACCTCTGAATTTACTAATAGGCTTGAAACTGAGACTTTATAAGTTACAATCCCATAAGCAAACTTCTTGAATTGGCTTACCGCATAACCCCATATTGCGTTAGCTGTATTGTAATCAGTCGTGAAATTTTTTCTAATCCATCTATCCCCTGTTGATGATTGGATTTGAGATGGATATTTAGCAAGAGAAAGAGGTGCAAATGCAGTATCTTCGTTTTTTCTTTTATAAAATTCCTCCACTCCATCTGAATTGACATAAGAAAACTCACTTGAATTCCATGTTAATCCGTCTGCTCCAGTTATCGTTGTAGCGTTAAAAATTTGAGTTTTATCTACTGTTCTTGAAACACCAGTAATATTAGTATCTAAAGTTAAAATGACATCATCACGGTTCGTTCCTACTCCTTGAAAATTTACTCCGTCATTTTCTTTATAGATATTGAGAATGATTTTATCTAATATCCCATCATTGTTTGATTTCGTAATAAATTCAAACTCTGCATCAAAGTTTCCGATAAGAGAAATTAACCGTGCTAATTTACTTTCTTGACCATCATATTTTATTACTCGGCTTAAATCAGAAACTTCATTGATTCCAATTGTGATTTGAGCATTATTAATAAGCCCCATTTGGTCAAAATACCACTGGATATTATGACTTGCTGTATTTTCTAGAGGGTCACATTGTTCTAATCTGAGATCCAAATTTAGAGAATAACAAGTTACTGTGAAAGTAGTATCGTTGTCTTCATCGACTGTCCCAACACTATAAAAGTGATCATCACCATGTTCTGTAAAACTAAAATAAGCATCTTCATTTAAAAATTGGCAGTAATCTTGTAAGATACCATTTTTCTTTTTATTAACCGAAAAAGTAAATGTTGAAGCTCCTTCTGCTAAATAATGATGTTCTACGTCATTAAAAAAGCTTGGCGCTCCTGGAGATTCGCTATCTAAAAAGCCAACCTTTTCGAGATGTGAGTCATGAATATTGATTAACATTATAAATAATTCTCCTTCCATGTCAGTTCTACTTGTGGTGGTGTGTGGTTGAAAGTTGATTGACTAATTAAAAGTGTACTCTCACCAGGAGGTAGACTGAAAAAGTTTCCGCCTTTAACAAAGTCTTTATTTGTCGCGACTCCGTTAGTAAAAATCTTGTCATTTTCCATATCAATTTCAACAACAGAACCTGCAGCGTATCGATTTGGAATGTCTGACCAAACTGAGACATTGTTCTTCATTAAATTCAGTCCACGAATAGATAAATTATTAATGAATTTATTTGAATTTTTAAATTGGCCAATATATAGATATACCTTTGCTATTTCAACATTCTCAAGTTCGGGAACATAAGTTGTTTTACGACTTCCGTACCAGTAAAAGCCAAAGTTTGCTCCCTCTTTCAAAAAATCGGCATCTCCAGTTGAGCTGTTAAACATATTATTAGGATATTTTTGATTTTTTTCGCCATTGTTTGTTTCAAATCCAAATGATGTGTACTCTTTAGGAGTATTACCTCCAACCCAAAATGAACATTTAGCACTATTTCCACTCATGTCACTTTTGGTAATCCCATAACCAGCCACCAACTTATCATTGATGTCAGTAAATAGAATTTGGAGGATTCCTGTTTGGCCCATAGCTCCCGCCCAAGCCAATAAATTAAAGTGAGAATATAGATTTGTAGCACCTATATGCCCATTAGAATCAGCTGGTAGCGTCATAACTTTCATTCCGCCCCCTGCGATTTGGGACGCTGACATTGTTCCTTGAGTTGCAAATCTTAGTCCATCACTTTGAAAGCTAATCGTTCCATTCGTTCCATACAATGAATTTTGAGGATTAACAATTCCAGCTGCGACATCTTTAAATTTAGAAAAACTTGAGTCAGTATTGCTATCATAAAGTTGCTCGCTTTTGGGAGTTGTTACTCCATCAGCTTCGTTTATATTTCCAAGCCCCATTAGTCCCTTTATTCCAACTATTCCAAAATATCCATTTTCTGAAACATTAGTGAGCTTAATCTTTGGGAACGTTGGTAAAGTCCCCTTATTATTGACCTTAATTTCAATTGATCCATCTGTTGTATTAGGAGTTATAGTTCCATTTTCTCCGCCAGAATTGGTTGCATTTAAAATATTTGATGTGACTGATTCAGCATGACCTGAAGGTACCAAAAAAGTTATAGTTCCTGTGGTATATTTACCGTTGTTATGTTCAGTAACCTTAATTTCTCCGTCTGCAATAACGTTCCAGTAAATATTAGGGTCGTCAGAAAAGATGAGTTTTTGCAAACTTTTTTGACTAATTATTGGAGAAAGCTTTTTTTTGGTTTCAATTATGTTATATAGAATTGTAAAATCAATTTCTATTTTTTTTGAAAGTAATCTTGAAGCTATCACGTCAGAGCCGTCAGAATATCTGTCATAAACGCTATTATTCATGGCTGTAGAAATTCCACGTCTAACATCATTTATTATCATTAGTTCCATCAACTCTATATTGCCCAGTTTTACAGAGCTATAGTCCATTCTAAATATTACCTCCACCTATTATATTTGATATTTTTTGAATCTTTTCTTGCTCATAGTTCATATCATTAACTACGGCAGCTGCAAAAACTTTGCCATTAATTTTTATATAAATAGGTCTATCCTTCAAACTGTCAACCGAATTAATTACCCTCAAAAGTAAGTCTTTAGTTTGAGTGCCATTGTCACTGTATGGTGTGCTATTTGCTGATAACAATGATGAAGTTTGAAAATCAATATTTTTTTCAAGAAAAGCACTATTATCAAATTCGGTAGATACTGGTAATTTTACCCCTGTACCTACTAAGCTTTGAAGATTATTTGCTACACCAGAAATATTTTTTTGAACTGATTTAAAGTTTTCCATCAAGCTATCATTGAAACCACCCATAATAGCTTCACCAGCTGGAATTAGCAGTTTTCTATCATAGTTAATTGGACCTTTATGCTCCTTAATCCAATCAGCAATTCCACCTACAAACTTCTTACCAGCTTCCCATGTACTTTTTAAACCACCAATAAAACCATCAATAATAGCTTTACCTGCTCCTGTTAAGTCAATATTTCTTAAGCTATTGAAAATGTTTTTTATTCCACCTATAATCCCAGAGATTGTTGAAGAAGCTGATGAAATAGTCCCTGTTATTCCGCTCCACACTCCAGACATTACCGAGCGTAAACCATTACCAGAGCCTCCTAAGCTACTAAAAAATGATTTGATTCCATTAATTGTTCCACTAATTCCTCCACCAACTGCAGAAATAATTGAGTGAATCCCATTCCAAGCTGCAGATATAACATTCCTTAAAGCACCACCTGCAGAACCTAATCCTGAAAAAAGAGCTTTCGCTGTGTTTATAATTCCGCCAATACCACCAACAACTGTAGAGATAGTAGATTGAATCCCAGACCAAGCACTATTGATTAAACCTTTTAAAGAAGTACCTGCAGAGCCTAAGCTAGCAAAGAACCCAATCGCTGTCCCTACCCATTGGGCTACAGTTGCAATCACAGGAGCAAATTCTTTGAATACATTTACTATTGCGGAAATAATAGGAGTCAAAAATCCAACTACAACTCGAATTGTGTCAAATGTTCCTGATAATGCAAGCATGGCCCCTTTCAAAATACCACCAATAAATGCCCCTAATACCTGAAAAGCTGGCATTAAAGCCCCTGCAATAACAGTTGCTAAAGGTTGAATTGCATTCCACATTTTTACGAATGAATTTACTAAAGTATCTATTGATGGTCCTATGATCCCCATCATTGTAGTAATGCCATTTGTAATTGCAGGTACTAATGCAGATATAATAGCTTGAATTCCGCTAAAATCAAGTCTTGAAATTCCAGAAGAGATAGTGTCAATCATCGGTTGCACGGCAACTGATATTGCTTCAAAAAGCGATGGTAGCTGTCCGAAAGCAACGCTTAAAGTTGAAATTACCGGCATTACAGCAGAAATGACATTAGAAAATAATTGTGGTAATTTGCTAAATACTCCCATAATTTGAGTACTGATTGGTCCAATTGAAGATAGTAAACTATCAAAAACTGGTTTTAAGCCTGAGACAATAGTTTGAAAACTTCCTTGTAGGGGTGATAATATCGAGCTGAACTTTGCAGTAAAGTCAGAGAACCCACTTCCAATCCCATTTCCTAATTGTGAAGAAAGTTCTTTTCCGGCTGCACTCACAAACGTCGAAATTGCTCCTGGCAAAGCCTTGAAAATATTTCCTACCATTGGAATGAAGTTCTTGAATAAGAATGTTGATGTCGTTGACACCAACGCATTCAATGGTCCTTGCAAATCACGGCCTAGTGATAAGTTTCCCAGAACATTAGACATTGCAGCTTTCATTGAATCAAATGACCCACTAAATGTTGTTGCTGCTTCTTTCGCAGTTGTGCCTGTAATGTCCATTTCTGTTTGGATTGCATGAATCGCTTGTGTGATATCTGAGAAGTTTGAAATATCATACTTTTGACCAGTCAGCTTTTGAGCATCAGTCAAGAGTCGTTGCATTTCTTCTTTCGTACCACCATATCCAAGTTTTAAGTTATCAAGCATGGTATAGTTCTGCTTGGCAAAACCTTGATAAGCATTTTGAATATCTCCAATATTTGTACCCATTTTATTGGCATTATCAGACATATCAACAATTGCTTGATTCGATAAATCTGCCGCTTTAGCTGTATCTCCGTTCAATGATTTAATCATTGATGCAGAAAAACCTGTTACAGTTTCCATATACGCATTTGCAGACATCCCAGCAGTTCTATAACCTTCTGTCGCATATTTTTTTACTTTATCTGCATTATCTTTAAATAGAGTTTCAACGCCACCTAATGATTGTTGTAAATCAGCTCCTTCAGAAAGTGATGAAGAAATTAATTTACCCAGTGCTGCACCTGTTGCAACAACACCAGCTATTGCAGCAATTTTTAAGGCAGAACCAATTTTTAGACCCGCGCTATTTCCTGCCGACTCAGCTTCTGGATCTAACATACCAGACATTGAACCTGATATTCCTTTGGCAGATGGCATAATTTGCACATAAGCTTGTCCTAATTCTGTTGCCATTAACTTCCTCCTCCTTTTTGAAATAGTTGCTGACGATATTTTTCAAAATCCTCACCAGAATGAAATCGGATTTTTCTATCAGTTTTTTCTTTTGGTTTATTGATGATATCGGTAACAAGTTTTGGCCTATTTTTACCTTTCTGGCTATCTTCTGTTTTAAACCATAAAGACATACTTAAACGATCTTGAATCCCAGCCAAAAGAAGTGTATTGATTGGGAACTTTTGTCCACTCATCTTCATTTTTATCCTAGATTCTTCATTCAAACCTATAGAAAAAACAGCTATCTTTAGAGGAGATAGCTGTTTGTAATCGTAAATATGATAAATTTCTGCAAGGTCGCACATTAGCGCTTCTTCATCAAACTTTATCATTCTGGCAAGGAGAATTAGTTTTTTATTTTCTTTTGAGCTGCAAAAATGTCTTCAATTGTTTCTCTGATTTTGTCGGTTGAAACAAGGCCTTCTTCATCTCGAAGATAGTTTTTCAAATTTTTAGATTGACGTTCTCCCAATAAGAGATTTAACATTTTTGGTAACAGAAGAGGATTTTCATCAACTTCTGACAAAATTTCTACCAACTCGAAATTATTTAAACGTTCAGCTGTAATTTCATAACGAAAACCAGATTTTGTTGTTCCTTTTAACATATTTCTCCTTTTATTGTTTAGTTAATATTGTAGGTGCACTCCAAGCTGAACCAAGGTATGGTCCATCATGTAGATATTGAGCTTTAGCTACTTCTGTTGCGCCTACTCCTTTTTCATCGTAGGCCTGAACATAAAGATAAAGTTTATCTCCAGTTGCCAAAGCTGGGACGTTTTCAGCCGCTAATGTCCATGAATTGGTTTCTGTGTAGCCCATGTATTTAGCATCGTGTGGATCAGTTTTATTTGCATCTGCATAGTGAATCAAGTATGCTTTCGCTTCTGATACCGCATCCCAGTCTAATTTAACAGAACCATCTGAATTAATAACCCCAGTTACCAACTGGGGAACACTAGGGTGTATCAGTTGGAGCAATTGTGTAATCGTAGTGAGAATTACCATCTTCGTCTGGTAAACCAGTTAGAGTAATCTCAAATCCAACAGCATCAGAGTCGTTATAAGAAATATCTCCAATTTCAGATACTTTCCCCTGTGGAATTACAATCCGCTTAAATACTCCATCACGTACTGTCATATCAATGACAACTGGATGCTCAATAAGTTCTTTTGAATTAGCTTTGACTGTAATTCCAGTCTGTAGTGTTCCAGTTACATTGTCAGCTCCATATACTTCTTTAAGTACTTCAACATTCAAAGCTTCAATTAACGTATAACTAAATGTATCTTCTTTTTCAGTTTGCACTGTAGCAACTGTATCGCCACCCCAAGCTTTGATACTATCAGATTTTGGTGAGTTTTTATTTTTTAATCCATCATCTGAAATATAACCCAATGGCTTAAAAGCAGCATTTAGTGCTGTTTTTGCATCAGTTGGTAAAGTTGTCCCTTTTGGTGCCGAGTAAATAGCACCATCAATTTTAGGCTTTGCAGTAGTTACATTTTCTACTTGTGCCATTTTAGTCCTCCTAATAATGATTAATATCAAATACCGCTTGATAGCGGTATTCTTTAGTTTCTGTGTCAGTAAAGTTGTAATCACTGTTTAGTGATACATCACTAATTTCATTTAGTTCGATTAGCCGCTCTACAACTTTTTTCAATTCTTCATTTAGCTTTGCTGCTTCATACATTGAAGGAGCATAGCTCTGAAAAGCAAATGTTGAAGATAAAAGATGATTACTCTTGCTACTACCTGTTTTTTCAAACAAAACATAGCTTGATGGCATCTCTCCTTTTTTCTCCAAAAAAGACGATACCGATAAATGAGTATCAAGAAAATTTTTAATAATAATCTCAATCATTTAACGCACCGCCTTTAAAATTGTATTGTTTTTCATGTTGTCACGCTTTGCTTGATAAGTTTCGGCAAATACCATCGCATTAGCACGATTTTTACCAACATGCATATCTTGACCATAACCTGGTCCACAACGCTGTTTAACAGCAGATGCTTTTTCTTTAAGAATTGCTTGCATTTCTGGTGATTTCATCATACTAGCAACTCCACTACGATTTAATTTGAATAGATTTTTAGCCATAGTGTTCTACCGTCACTTTCTTGTTCCAATCTAATGGAATAAGTTCCTCGATTCCTTCAAGTGGTTCTCCAAAAGTCCGCCACGTTTTACCAAAGAATCTAACTTTTTTATTTTCCCAATCATGAGTATCCTTTTTTGGAATCGCTAGAGTATAGATTGCTTTTTTTCCTGTCAAAGTAAGCTGATTAACAATATCATCCGATGAGGTTGGGGAAACCAAGACGTTATTGACCACGATTTCCTTATCTTCATAAATTGGGTTTCCAAAAGGGTCTTTTCCTGTTTCTACATTGTCAATCAAAGTTACAGCAATTCCCTTAATCATTCCCATAAAAATCAATCACCCCAAATCTTTGTTTTTTTAGTCCTAAACGGCTTAATTCAGAATTTTTTATGAATAAACCACCTCCAGGAACAAGATATGAACCAGAAACAGAGTAACCAAGTGCACTCTCTGTTGTCTGAGTCATGGGTTCTTGATCAGTTGATGTCATAAGCGTTCTAGCAACAATATCTACCGTAACTGACTTTACAACACTTGCAAAATATGGAGGTTTTTCAGCAATCATTATATCTAAATCCCTCCCCACTTTATCAGCTTCTTCACGTAAGGAATCTGAGACAATTTCAAGCAACTTTTCAGCTCGTTCTTTTTCATCTTCTTTTAAAGGGCGCCATAGCATCGTTAAATCATCAACTGTAGCAAAAGGATTCATATTACTCCTTTCCTTGCTCCATCATCAAATCATAAAGCACTTGTTTGTTTGCACGTTTATCATATTCAACACCGAAAGCGTCAAGTTCTTGCATGATTTGAGCTTTAGTAATCCCGTCATAGTTCCCATCTACATTTGATTCTTCCACAGCTTGGTCTTGTTCAGCTTTTTTGGAGTCTGCATCATTAGCTTGGATATCTACAACAGCTTCTTTCGATTCATTTTCAAGTACCCAATCTCCGCCAGAGATTTTGAAATCTGTATCAATTGTTGCTTTTGTTAATGTGTTAAAATATCTCATTCACGTCCTCCTTATTCAGCAGCTTCTGTTACACGGGCAAATTTAGTAGCATCAAGAATTCCCCAACCAAGGTATAATTCAGCACGGATATAAACTTGGTTATAACCTTTTAAGTCAAGCCCTGAATTGTCAGGATCACCAAATTGAATAACTTCAAGTGGTACTTCTTTCGCATATCCCCATTTAAATCCATTTGCAAAATCTCCGACGATTGCACGATCATTTTCTGTTGACATATCTGAGACCGTTTTATTAACATCTACTGGAAGTCCGTTGATAGTATCTGGTGTTGCTCCCCATTTCAATTCAGGGAAAAGAGCATTTCCTTGTTGGTCTTTTTGTTTAGCAAGAGCCGAACGGAATGATGGGTTAATTGCGATACCAGTGACATCAGCATCAACACCAGTCAATAACTCTACAGCACTTTCAATAGCGCCATTGGCGTCTGCAATTCCTTTTGGAGCTGATACCTTTTGAGTAACTTTAGAGTCAAAGTTGTTTGTTCCGATAACAGCAGATGCAGTTCCTTGCCGTGGGTTTACGCCGTGAAATGCCATTAAGTCAATACCACGAGCAACTTTTTTAGCAAATCCATCGTTGAATGCTTGCAAAATATTGATTTTTTCTTCATCAGAGGCATACATGAACTCGTCTGAAATACGTGCACCGTATTCAACTTTGATTGGTACCATTGTTTGTGGCGTTAACGAAACACCACCGTGAGTTTTCTTACCGCTTTCGGCAATTACATCAATTTCTGAATCCATTGTAAACGTGAAGACTTTTTCGCCGTTAAATGGGATAGCTTGTTGCGCTGACAATCTAGCGATAGAGCTTTTTCCTGTAACTTTGTTGATAAGGTCTGTGACCAATTCTGGGTCAAATAAATTTGCTTTGTTCAATACCATGTTGTTATTCTCCTTCTAAGTTTAGTCCTTCGACTAATTTACGATAAGCTCCATCTTTTCCATCACCCAAATTTGGTTCAACATCTTTAAGTGGGGCAGGTGGAGTTTGTGGTTTAATGAATCCGCTGAAACGTTCAGCATCAGCTTTAAGTGATTCTTCATCATCGCCTGAAAGTCGGTCAGCCAAATCTAATGGCAAACCGGCTTTAATAGCAATGGATTGTTTGAGTTGTGCTGTTTTGTAACCACTGATTTGTTTTTCATAATCAGCTTTTTCTTGTTCCCAAGATTTTGATTCTTCAATAGTCGCTTGATATGCAGTGTTATCCGCTTCAAGTGCTGCAATTTTAGTTTTTAGTTCATCATAATCAGCATAATTAGCTTCAATTGTTTCTTTTTGGCGTGCCAATCTTGTTTCAATGATTTGGTTTAACTCTTCTTGCGTTTTTGGTAAATTATTTTCTGACATAGTCAAATCCTTTCTCCTGCTTGCCCGGCAGTTCGGTAATTTTTGGTACAAAAAAACGACTTAAAAAGTCGTCTAATACCGTATTTGTTGTTTTTTCTTCGGCTTGTTATTGCTACAAGCCCAATGCGCCAACAACGCACTGTCCATTAAACTGATATCCATATCATCGAATTGTGATTTATACCCAAATCCACCACTAGTACCGATATTTCTCTTGTCACAGTTAGTGACTACAGTAGAAAGTGAAGGTTGTCCAGAATGGCAAAAGCTTTTTTGAAAAATCCCTTGTTCCCATCGGGAATTAGCATTGATAATTTCTTTTACAGTTGGTAGTATCGGTTCTTTCAATTTGAAATCTTTCATTTCACTCGTTAAGATACTTTGACCACTTTGACCATCAATAACAACTTTTTCAACGTCCGCTTTCTTTAAGAAATTGATAATCCATTGATTGCCATTCCTTATGGATTGACAATCAATTGTTTCAACAAATACCTTTCCTGATAATGTTTTAACCGCAATACTCATTGCAACATTTGCACCATCATTCCCATACTTAATACCAACAAAGAGCTTCCCTTTGATAACTGGCAAACGATTAACCTTGAGCACATTCCATTCTTGTTCTGAAATGACTGATTTCTGGTTATATTTTGGCCAATAACCAAGACGTTGAACATTATGATCCAACTTGTCTTCACCAAGTTCGGCTTCAATTTTCCGTTCGTTTAAGTGATAGCCCATAGATGGATTAGAATTGTACCAGGCTTCGACATCATGAATGTCCTTGACATCTTCAACCGACCACTCCGCCCAACCTGAATACTTTGCTTTCCCAGCTAAGGTATTATCTCGATAATTTGTAAAAACAGTACCACTTGATATTGGTGTTGGAGGTGTTCCACACATTATAGTCATTGGATTATCACTGTCAGTAACAGTATATTTCAACGCTGATTCTTGCTCAGTAGTATATTCCTGAGCTTCATCAATTACTAAAATGTCAAATCCTTCTCCAAGACCACCACTTGATGTTCTTGTTCTGAACTGAATTACTCCACCAGACTCAATTAATTCCAATCTTTCTTGCCCTTTAGCTTTGATAGATTTGAAATCTTCTCCTTCAACATAACCACTATCTTCAAGATATTTTTTTAATTTCTCATAAGATGAGTGGGACGTACTGATTCGGTGTGCTGTATGAAGAATGCTTAATCCTTGTTCAAGTGACCATAATTCAAGGATATATACAATTTCTGTTTTACCATTCCGCCGTGGGATTGAATATCCAAACTTTTGGTGTGTCCATAAACCATCTTCGTCAATGGCCATAACCTCTTTCAAAAGGTTCTTTTGCCATGGATAACACTCATGTTTTGATTTTTCGTAAATCTCAATAGCTTCTTGATATTTCGTTTCAGTAAATGGAAGTATTACCGATTGAGTAGGATACTGATTGCCAAATCTTTTTTCAGCAGTCATGTTACTCCTCCTTCAATCTAATTGCATGATAACCCTGTCGCTGGGATGAGTTATTTTTTCACATCTATTTGGATTGAGATTCTTTTAGTGCCATCATCATAGTTTGTCGCATCACAACTTGCAGATTCAACACGAGCCAAATCAATATCATTAAGCACATCTTTTGATAATTCAACTATCCGTTGGATTTCTTCCTTCAATATTAGCCTCTTTTCTTCAAGTTCAAATTCTTACGTTCAGCAACCTTTGCATCTTTATCTGGGTCAACCCAGTTTTTAGACCAAACATCCTGACGCTTTTTATCAATATCTCTAGGATCGTATTCTACTGTGCAACGGCAACGCTCATGGCGATGATATACATCACTTGGAACATTAGGATAATCATATGAACCTGCTAAATTTCTACACCAATCACATGCTTTACCTACTAACTTTCGTACAATTTTTGGTTTTAAACCTGCTTTTGCTTGAAAATCAATATTTTTCTTAATCGTATCATCAACAACACTCTGGCTAAATGTTACTATTGGCTCTTTCAAAAGCCAAAGTATTTTTTCAAAATCATCTTCACTAGAAACACGATTGACAATGCCATCAATTCTATCTTGGTTTAGTTCTGGCACTTGTGATTTTAATTTAAATCCAGCTAACAGATTGAGTTCACTTTGAACATCCGTTGAATAACCTGAAATTAAGTCAAAATTTTTCTTCAATATGGAATTGAACAATCTATCAGCAATGTTGAAATACATTTTTCCGTCAGGTAAAACATCTACTGTTACATGAGTTCCCAAAACATCAGATAAAATTTGACCGACTTCTACACCAAATTCATTTGCTTGAATATAAGTTGCTTTTTTAGTTTTCAACAATTCCATTGATTGCTTCAATTTTTTACTATTTGCTGCTCTTTCATCAAATTCTTGATTAATTTTTTCTAAAAGAGGTGGTAAAATATCTTTCATCCTTATACATCCGAATCATCTAGCATTTTAATTGCTTCTTCTTGAGTAAATCCAAGTTTTTGAAGCATCAATGATGCGTTGTTTTTGGTAATTGTCTTTTTATTCCATTTTTCTAACAAACTTGTTATTTCATAGGTTGATATTTTGCGTGTGCTATTATTTTCATTATTAGATGCCTCAGGATCAGGTACAACAATTGGTGCACCGCCAGTTATTCCTGTCATATCCCTAATGGTTAATCTATCCATAAATCCTGGTATAGCTTGATTGAGTTTAATTGCTCCATCTCCAATAAGACTTAACATGCTTGCATCAGCTTCAAACAATGGTTCCCATTTCGGTTTTGTTTTTCTGAACTGTTCTCGCAAATATGGAGCATCATCACGCAAACATGCTGCGAGATAAGCTACATTTAGTAATCCTGCTCCCAAACTTCGTTGAGCCTTTCTACCAGCCAATCTTAAATTTTCATGACTTGCCTTAATTGCTTCAACCGATGATGGATTATCAGAAACGAATCCTAAATCATCAAGAGTTAATCCAGTTTCACCAGCAAAACCAGCTGCTGCAGTTCTAAGTTGTTCAGTAAATGGCGACATGCTTGGTTGAGTAAATTGTCCAAGTGTTGGTTTATCGCCATCCTCGTCTTTTGTAAATTGCAGCATGCTTGAAACTGTTGCTTTCCAAGTTTCCATTGGCTCCGCATCATCACTTAATCCAGTTACATATTTTTGAGGGAAAGAATAAAACTCAGCAGTTACATCAGCTCTTTCAAGGGTTCGTTTTGCATTGCTTTGCCAATACATTCCTGAACGTGTGATACGAGAACGCCCAAATGGACGAACTGCATCAGGACGGTGAATGATAGGCACTAACAGTGGATGGCCTGTTGGATTAGCAATCGAAATATTATTACGTGAATCACGATAATAATAATCTGTTCTATCAGGCAAGAAATGAGCTTCAAGAACAACGTTATTGTTTTCATCTCGTTCTAAAACTGCATATCCCTCTGTCAGTAATCCAGTAATTGGGTCGATGATTCCTGTTGCATTAACCGCTTCTATAACTTGAAGTCGTACTGCATCATTTTCACCTTTAGAAATATAAATAAAGCTACATGATGCAATAAGCGCTGACAAGACAGCACTATCAAAAAATATATCAGGATTATTTTCCTCAAAAATTTCATTTACTGTAAAGTCATCATTTTCAAATTCTCTAAAAACAAGACGGTCTGCAAGACTATCAACTCCTTTTGCACACCACCCTAATATTGAACGATATTGTTGGCTTAATGCTTGTGGAATTGTAATCCCTTTGAATCTATCAACATGCTTCATCGCATATTGTTCATAGCGCATTTCTGCTCTTCGTTTATGAACAGATAGCTTAAATCTCAGGTATCCAATACCTTTTTCAGTCAATTTTTTGCTCCTTTCTAAAGTCGCGTGAGAAAAAATGTACAGTGACGGCGTGAAGTACGAGCTGACCCAGAGGGAGGGGGCTATGCCCCCATAGTCTAGCTCCTAAGCTCTTTAAATTATTTTTAATAATATTTATCATAAATAAATTAAGATACATAAGAAGCCCAATCACGGCTCTGTGGTAAGTTACGATTACCTAATACCTTTGGCTCTTCTTGCTTCACATTGAATAGCTTGTCAGACTTCTGACGGTTACAAGTCCAGTGAGCAAGCTGTAAGTTATCCATCGCTGAAGGATGACCACCTTTGTTAATTGGAATGATGTGGTCAACAACTGGACTCAATGGATCAGGAGCTTTCAATCTCTTATCGATTGGCTTGCCACATATTCCACAAGTGTTCTGTGTCTTTAATAGAATCTTTCTATTCTTATCAAAGGCTACACGATGCGCACCAGTACGGTCAGAACGTAATGCTATGGGAGGTCACCTCACTTTCTCCACACAAAAAGCCAACAGACTATATCCGCTGGCTTTATTTGTTTTATTTGATGATACTATAATACAACATTTATCTTGTCCGTTTAAAGGGGGCTAAACGGACAACCTTACCAAAAGCCTCCACAATCATCATCATACATTTCAAGAATGGCTCGCTTCTTTCTTCGGACTGTCCTATCACTCATGAAGCAAAGCTTACCTAGTTCTTCCTCTGTATAATAATTTGTATCAACCCATTGATAATGAAATAACATTTTAGATGCATCATCAAGTTTACTGATTAAATTATCAACCCTCTTTCTAAAGTTTTCAATATAAATAATCTGTTCATCCATCATCCACTTCTCTACAATATCGTGAGTTGGATTAGATATTTTACTTGAACGGCTTCCTCCTACATTATCATCGTGATGCTTACTCATCATTAACTCTTGTTTACGAATTGCAATTGCCTTATCAACCTCTCTATAAAGATAAAGTTTCTTTGAGATTGTTTTCATATCTTGGACTGATAGGCTATATCTTCTACTCATAGTGTCTTAACTCCTTATATTTATGATATAATAGTAGTTAAGAAATCTGTTTTTAAAGCGCATTGCAGTGCGCTTTTTTTGTTTTACTTACCTCAAATTCTTAAATCTGTCAGCGACTCTTTGTTGCTGTTCAACAACTTCTTTGTCGAGTTGCTCCATTTTTAATTTATGCTCAGCAAGCTCTTCATCAATTTTTTGAAGTTCTTTATCCATTTGGTTGTCCAATATTACCCAAGCTATTGAGAAAATGACGGTACCCATAATCACAGCGATTAGTGCTCTAATGGCAAGGTAATTAATTCCCATAAGTGTTGTCACAATAAGCGTTGGCATAGATATAATGAGCGATAAAATACTCATAGCCATGATGATAAATAAAACTAATTTTGATGCATCTTTCATTCCACAACCTCCTCGATATAGGCAACTTTGAAAGCTCCATTTTCAGCAGTGTACCAACCTGCATTGCTTTCGAGCTTTTGGATTACTTCAGCATAATTATTAGCTTCAATAATATTCATTACACACTTAGGTTTTCTATATTTGCTAACGAATTCTGCGCTATATAACTCAAATTTTTTCATCTCCACCTCAATCCATATGTTTATCAAGCCATTTTTCAGCTTCTGTCATTGTGATTCTCCTCAAATTCTGATGAATAAGCAAACCATGCAGAAGTTGCTATAATAACAAACCATCTAAATGGTGTAGCATTTTGAATGAAGTAATCCATAACAACATAAATTGCCATTCCGATAATCATACATATAATAAATATTGTTGCTTTCTTATACATCATTCCTCCCCGAACACGTTCTCTGACTCGTCAAGGTCTGAGCGTGGAATTCGTTTATCTATAATGTAGCAATGCCGACAAAACCGTTCCTCGTGAGTGCTAAATAAATTAACTCTCCATTTCGACCACTTATGCCCGAACAGCTTACACAAAAGTTTCATTTAATAACCCTCATACCAGTATTCGTCTGGCTTTCTCGTACAAATCCATTTCGCTTTAAATCAACAATAAAATCAGTCACAAAGTCGTATCCTAAATTTAAAGCAAGTTTTCCTAGATAGTTGTCAAATTCGTGTTCTTCTGTCAAAAAATCATCACATAAAGTCTGTTCATCACTTGATTCTAGCCAATCTGCAACATCGTTTCTTACTTTCATTCAATCCCTCCCCACCAGTCATTGACCAGCGATATTAGTTTGTCGGTATTTCTCCATAACTTTTGGATATTTACTAACAAATTTTAATTGTTCTTGGCGCAGACGTTCCGACCAGCGGAAAAGTCTATCCATTTCTGCTAAAGCACTCAACTTTTGGTAAGTTTCTTTAATGTAAAACTCTGCATTCCCTACTGATTTCCAATACGCCGATGTTCTGACAGAGTTCCCATTTTCAGCAAGTTTATGTGCGTTAATATCCGCATTTTCTTTTTTTGTCATCAGGCTATCAATTTCTTTGAATATAATTTTCATCAACTTAATTTGGTAGTTCTGAACGATTTCCTCCGCTGTCATCCCACCACCTCAAATAAATCTAGCTGTGTCACATTATTTTTTATACGCTGAAGCGACTTGTTATAGTATTCTTCGTTAGTTTCAAAGCCAATGAAATTTCGCTCAGTGTTTAAGCAAGCAACTGCTGTTGTGCCTGAACCCATACAATTATCAAGGACTGTATCACCTTTATTTGTATAGGTTTTAATTAGATATTCAAACAGGGCCACTGGCTTTTGTGTAGGATGTAATGAACTATTTTGTGTATCTGTACTAAATATTTGAATACTACGAGGATATCTTTCAGTAGATGAGTAAGTGTAATCTTGCTTCATTTCTCCATAAACATCAGTTTGGTGTTCACTTGAACGAAAGGAAGTTTTTAAATTATGACCTGATGTTTTTTGTGGATTATAAGTAGGTTGATTTTTGTAAAACACAGAAACAATTTCGTGATTTCTCATCGGTTGCTTTTTTGCATTTAAAAACCCTGTTCCTTTGACTTTGTCCCATATCCAATCATATTTATATAGTTTTAGATTGCTTAATCTTAAATGGCTACTAAATGGTTCTGCACCAGTTAGAACAATTGCGCCATTATCTTTGATAATTCGGTTGTATTGTTTCCAGAGCTTCTCAAATGGAATAATAATATCCCATGAGCAGTTAGTCGTCCCATAAGGCAAATCACACAAAATCATATCTACTGAACCATCAGGTATTCGCTTCATGCCTTCCAAGCAGTCCTCGTTGTAAATCTTATTTAGTTCAATCATCAGCCACCACTTTCACTAAATCAACTCCGAGGGCTTTGCCTGCGAGGTAGGCATAAATAAGCATAGGGTTATCTTTGAACCATTGTGGTGTTCTATCACCATTAAGGTCTAAAGCTGATAGAAATTTAATTGCTTCAAATTCATTTAAAAAGTGAAGCACTTTTATAAATTTGTCAATTTTTTCCGCAATGCTTTTCGGAATCGTGAGCGATGGTTTATTATTAAAATATTTAATAACATCTTCCTCAGCATAAAGTTGTTGATACTCTGTAGTTCCAAACTCCGATTTATACGCTAATCCGTATGCAATAGGACTTACGACTTTTTTAAATTCATCTAATTCACTCATCGCCGCTCCCTTCCTTTCTCAACCAATTTTCATATTCTTCTACCACAGACTCATCAGCATCACTATATTTTGGAGAATTTGTTGCATCTTTTTGATGTGATTCTTTTTAGTTGTTAATCTCTGCTTTTTCCAGCTTGATTTCATATCATTCTCCATGTATTCCAACAATCATTCCTGCAATTAAAGTAATTATCCCACCAACCATAATGTAAAAAGCTGGGAAAATGATAGTTGCAGCTCCTGCCACTTCAAATATTTTCCAAATTAGTAATGTACCTAACCATACCCAAAATGCTACACCAGCTGCTAAAGTTCCTAAATAAATCATCAATATTGCAATAGTTTCTTTCATTTTCATCTCCTTTATTATTAGTAAATATATAATATAATCGGAAAGTGTCTTTATATCTGTTAACCTCTATCACTAAAGGTTTGACAGGTATTTTTTTATTTTTATTAAAATACTATTTTTTTGCGTTCAATTATCAACTTCTTTGAAAAAACTTTCAAAATCTAACCATTTATTATCCATTAAATGACCAATTTTTGAAACCTTAGTTCCAATTCCATTATCCTCAACTCGAATATACTGACCTTTGAGTTGTTCCCAAGTTTCAACACCGACAACATCTAATATTTTAGGGATAAGTTCTGCTCCTTTTCTAGCTATAACCCTTTTCCCGTCAATTGGCTCATCAAGTGCATATCCACCAACACTAACGCCAAATCCGCCACCTTTTAATGTTAGATAGATAGTGAAAATTCCATGATCTTCATATCCTAAGTGCGTACTTACTATTTCATAATTTTTAAATCCCATTCTCCACCTCAATCCATGTGTTTATCAAGCCATTTTTCAGGGAACACGTTCTCTGACTCGTCAAGGTCTGAGCGGTTGATGACAAAAGGGTTTCCCAAAGCATTATATGTAGCAATAACTGTTTTATCGCATCTTTCACATTTTTCTATATACTTTGGATAATCTCCGCCACTTATTCGCTTAACAATTTCGTACTTATGCAAGTGCAGCTTACACATTAGTTTCAATGGTTGTCCTCCTTGTTTTTAACAATCACTTGAGCATTAGATAAAATCGGTCTTTTCCATTCAAGTTCGTCATTAAATGACCAAATATTTATTGCTCCGTTTGGACTCACATCAATATTTAAATCTTTTGGCATAACATCCATCCCACAAAAGCCAAAGTTTATAACATCAGAACATAGTCCTATGGCTTTGCATTCTCCATTATTTACATAGCCAACTTCTAACATTTTGAACCCACTATCGTGTATTTCATTTATTGGTTTGATATATAATGATTTTCTTTCGTACATTCAATCCCTCCCCACCAGTCATTGACCAGCGATATTAGTTTGTCGGTCATTCTGATACCTCCATTTTATTTTCATATTCTAAAAACTTTTTAAAAATTTCATCGACAAGTTCCTTTGGAATATTTGAACGCTCATTATAATCTTTTGAAAAATGGCCCCACGCTATATCTTGCTTGATAATTTCATTTTTCAATCCAAGATAGATATTACTAGCAAACTTTGTAGGTTTTTGCAAAGGGTAATTATAATTGTTATACCTGGTCAAGTTCTTATAAGGAAGTTCAAATCCTATAACAGTTTCAATATATTCCCATATTTTTCCACTAGCCGGATTCTCGATGATAAAATACTTTGGATTATAACGTTTGATAATTTCAATCGTATTAAATACACAAAGCTCACCATTTACTCTAGTAATGAATTGCTTATGATATTTCAAATTATTATGGGATTCTTCATAATCTTTCTTACTTCTGATAGTAAAAGGACTGGGCTTTTTTTGTGGTTCAAATAAACTATCTGATAAATCTTCTCGTTTCCAACATGCATTACCATTTTTTAATGCACTTGCTACGCTCCAACTCTCACAAGGTGGACTAGCAATGATTAAATCAGGATGCGGCAACTTATCCAAAGTTTCAAAGAGTTGGTTATTACCAAACAATCTCGAATAGTCAGCAAGATTAAGATTAATAAAGTGACTATTTTTATTTTCAATATCTAAACCAATTGAATAGATTTCTATTTCTTCTATTTCATCGGCTGACCGTTTGTAGCATCCGTTCCCACTATCAAACAGCGCCCAAACAACTTTATTCATCCCTCCACCACTTTCACTAAATCAACTCCGAGGGCTTTGCCTGCGAGGTAGGCGAACACTAGCATAGGGTTATCTTTGAGCCATTGCGGTGTTCTATCTCCGTTAAAGTCCATAGCTGATAAAAATTTAATTGCTTCAAATTCATTTAAAAAGTGAAGCACTTTTATAAATTTGTCAATTTTTTTCGCAATGCTTTTCGGAATCGTGAGCTGGGCATGAAGCTGTTTGTAGTTTTCTTCCAACTTTTCTCTCATGTCATGCGCCGTTTTTGGAGAGTAGATATAAATCACTTCCTCTTCGACAAACTCTGTCGAGATACCATGTTCAAGCACTTCTTCAAGAGCTTTTATTTCAGATTCAAGCTTAATTTTTTCGACTTGTCGTTCTTCTTCCTGTCGTACAATATGCCGTGCAATATTTTCTATTTCACTCATCGCCGCTCCCTTCATACTTCATGTAATTGTCATAGCATTCTTGCGAACAGAAAGGATAAGCCATTGAACAAAACTCACATTTATCTTCAAATTCTTCTCCACAAGTGTGGCATTCTTCTTTACTCATCATCCCCTCCAATCGCTGCGAGTGCTTTTTGTGCTTTCAAAGCATCTTGTGAAAATTCTTCCCAATAATCACGTCCACTTCTATAAAAATCTTTCGTTTTAGAAATTTCTGTCAGTGCCTTTTTCGCAGTGTTAAGCTGTTCTTGGAGTTTTTCAACCGAAAGTTTGTCAGTGGCGGAAGAACATTCATCACATACAATAAATTCTCCTTCTGGAAGCCATTCAGGTTCGATTGGTTTATCACAGCTATAACATGTTGTTTGCTTTCTCATTCTCCGTCCTCCACAGGCACAAGCTCAATGAGTGGGTTAATCCATGGCTTACAATCCGAACTAAACTCATGCCCATCTGGCAAAATACACCCTTTATAAATCGCACCACCCATGATTTTACCAAGTTCAGATTTAGTGAAATGAGTTTTAAAATGTGGATTACTGTAATTAGAACCTGGATAAATTTCTATGCTATAATACCCATCTTCTTTATTTACTCCGAAAATAAATTTTGGGTTACTTGCCAATTTGCATCTTACTGCATATTTTTTCTCGCTCATTCCGCCACCTCAATCTGTTCATAGCTCCCAGTTTCCATGCTTTCGATTTCTTGCTGGGTGAATTTATCTCTATGGCCTATGTAAGTAGTATGGTCGTATGGATATACTTTATCTACTCCATCTCGCATTAACCAAAGACCTGTCAGTTTATTCCTCAAATAGAACAGCTGCGGTTTTTCGACTTGATATTTGCCAGTGATAAATGCTAGAGCGAAAGCAGCTTGATGTTGATTACATACATCTTGTTTTCCACAGAAGAGATAATCATATAACTTACTGTGAGTATTCCCGTTTTTAACTGCAACAATTGCATCAGCTACACCAAATACAACATCGACTGTTGGGTGCTTGCTAGTTGATTTAAAGTGCTTGATTTCTATATCAAGCCACTCAGGCACGACTGGCAGGGCTTGCTGTTGGAGTTGGGGAGTAAGATTTGCTATTTTGTGTTCAAGTTGTTGTCTTTCAGCAAATTTTGAACGAACTCCAAGTTGAGCAGTAGTCAAAATACTTACATCTTTAAGTTCGTCTTTTGTTAAATGTTCTAAATTTTGAGTGATTTTCTCAATATAATCATTTTTAGTCATTTTTCGTGTCCTCCAAGATAGCGATTAGTTCGCTACCATTTTTTATTTTGATAATTTTTATTTTTCTGTAAAGGAAACCGCAACTGAAAGCTTCAATATCATTACCACATTCAAATTTGACTATGATTCGATTTTTTTCAGTTTTTAAAATAACTGTCATTCCTTCTTCAATTACTTTTAGTAAACTTTCAACTGTCATTTTCCACCTCACTTCGTCGCATTGACAGCATCGTCTGATAAATCTTTAGTCTGTTGCGCATCGGTCACAGCTTGTGATAGCTCATCAGTCTTTTGTTGAGCGGCAACTAGCTTCGAGTTCAAATCGCTAATTTGTTGCGCCATGTTCGCCTTATCTTGGTTCGCTTGATTCAACTGATTGGTAATATCGGCTTTTTGCTGATTGAGTGCGTTCAGTTGATTTTGATAACTAGCAGCTTGATTTTGCAAGTTTGAATTGTCTTGATTGATTTGGTCTTTCAACTGGTTAATTTGGTTGTTCAATTGATTCAATCGGTCTGCATATTGCTGTGAGCTATTATTCGCCTGTTTAAGCTGTTCGTTTCGGTCTAGTAAGCGTTGCTTCAAGATAGAGATATTCTGTTGCACAGCGACCATATTTTGATGCCCTGCCCACGCATTAGCTGCATAAGCTCCAAAAGTTCCTGAACCAAAGATTCCTGCTGCGACTACTGCTGTTGTGATTAATTTTTTATTCATTGTTTATCCTAATTCTTCTTTTTGCATTTTTTCAATCATCATTTTCATTTTTAACTTGCGTTTATATCTGCGTTCTGCCCGTTCCTCTTTGGTCAAAGAATAATATCCTTTTTCTTCTTCCTCGTTCGGTTCCATTAAAACATCCCGATTAGGGAAACGTTTTTTAGTTTCAGATTGATTTAAAACTGCATGATTTCTTTTACTTCTATATGAGTGCTCTCTTTTCCCAACTTGAACATAGTAGAAAACAGTTTTTATTTTTAAACCTAATCGCTCAGAAATTTCTCTCGCCGTTCCAGTCATGATGAAGTTTTCTTTTTCATAAAAATCATAGACAGATGCTGGAAGTTGTTTCGTTGTTTTCTTATTTCCCTGTAAAAGCGCATCTGTTTTTTCTTGATTTAATAAAGCGTGCTTATATTTCGGTATTGCTCTATCTTTACTTTTTCCATTTTTTATCCAAAATGAAACTGCTGTTTTAGAAACTTTGAAGATATCCATTAATTCTTCAATTGTTCCAGTTGCGACTTTATCGCCCTCAATAAATACATCAAAGACTTTCGTTGCCATTTTCCTTTCCTCCTAATTTTTCAATTCTTTCATGAAATTCTGCATGCATTTCTTGGTTAAATTTGTTGTTTGCATTAATTTCAAATTCTTTTCGTTCTTGTTCCGATGATACTGTCTCGCTTGCAAGTTTACTGATTCTTCTTGCTTCGTTTCGTTTATCGTAGTACCCCATGTTTGAACCTCGTAATTTATATTTTTTGATATATATGTCAAACTAAACCGCAATGCGGTGAGCAGTTGAAAGCTTGCTCAGGCTGACTAAATACGAACCATCGCCCAAGATGGTCTTACTTAAAGTTGAACTCTTTGCTTTAGTTCAATCTATCCGCTTAGGATTAATGAGAACTGCGGAATTGCTCCTATTGGTAAATATATAGTATAATCGGAATCAACTTTTTTTCTTGTTATCCCTTGATAATACTGTTTGAAGCGATATTAATTTATTTTTATTAAACTACTTATATTTAGCATCATTCAAACTCCAATTTTGCTTCGCATTCATCACACACTGGATAAGTTTCATCAGGAATTATTTCAGATCCCTTGATATACTTTCCACATAAATAACATGAACCATAGGCCTCATTTTCAATCGATTGGATTGACATATGCAATTCCTTTCAAACTTTTCCAACTTGCCATCGAATCAAGAATAGCAATAATTTCATCCTTGGTTTTCAGTATTAATTTTTCCTTTTTAATTCTTCCAAGTGGATAATGGGCTAATTCCCAATCTTTAATTATTTCTGAGATAGTCATCTTTGAATTCCTTTACTAGATATATTCATGATTTGAGCTTTGTTCATTCTATTTCTTAAACGAATTGGTAGCCTATCGAGTCGAGAATCACTTTCGGGGATTGATAGTATTACAAGACTACATGTATCTTTTGTACTCAATAGAAGAGCATTCACGTCATCAATATCTTTTTCCGCATAATCAGCAAGTGAGTTAAGAATTAGAATATCAGCAGTTTCAATATCAAATTTAAGCTTTAAGAATTTTTGCTTTTCTTCATCACTCATGAATCTATTTCTACGTTGCTCCGTGTATTTATCAGGTCGAATTGTTTTTACTTTTACAGTTTGCCCTAAATTATCAATGATCCATTTGACAAAATTATCTGCATTAATCACGCTTAGTTCATCACTGTAATTATATTTAACGATGACATCTTTTCTAAGGTCAACTCCTTTTTGTAATCTTAACTTTTCAAAATAATCGACTTCCTGTGGTTTAGTAACATCCGTTCCATATTCCGGTGCTGCCCCATACTCAACAAGTCTTCTATCTTTTCGCTCATTTTGGCATTGAGGGCAAAAATGAGGTTGATAGTTTCTTTTTTCGCCACCTTTATAATTTCCCTCAATTGATAAAACTTCTTTTTTAACTTGCCATAAGTTACAATGATGCACTCCACACACACCAACGCCTTCTTTTACAATTTCAACTTCATAATTCGCAAAATGGTCTATTGCTTCTTTTTCTTCATCAATCAAATATATCCACCTGCTTTTCTGTTTTGTGGATTAGAGATTGGTAAAGTTTGAAAATCATCAAAAGTCTCCTTATCTCCAATTATGAACTTAACAGCATTAACGGAGAATTTACCAGTTGGATCATCAGTTTTTTCTCGTTTGTACCACACAGAATAGTTTTTAGCCCCAATTACTGCCTGTTCCTTTTGAAAAGTTGGTAGTTTAATAAATTCAATTTTCACAGCTTCACGCAACTTGTTATTTTTAATAGCTAAGTTAGTAAAAGTATTAAAATAATCAGAAAGCAAAACATCAGTATTTGAATCTATTTCTGTTTCTTCTTTCTTACTCTTATTCTTATTCTTTTCTACTTCTTCTTCTGTTGCGTGACTTGCCGTGACTTCGTTGTGACTGTCACGTGACACACTATCTGGAGCAAGTAATTGTTTTTCTCGCTCTCGTTGCTTTTGTTTTCTTAATCTATTTTGCTCTCGTATCTTTTCCATTCCCTCTATTGCTTGATATTCTTCCCAATTTTTAATGAAAAGTATTTCATCATATCGGATAATCATAGAATATTTTTCAAGCGTAATTAAAGCAAAATGTACAAATTCAATACTAAAATCAAAATCTGCTGCTAAATCTTCTTCTTGGTATGGAAGAGTTTCAGTTAAAAATAATCCTCCGCTCTGATTACTTTCACCAGCCCTTGCAAGGAGAAATACCCAAAACAAAATAACTTTATCTCCATCAGGTAATTTTCTAATCCTTTTTATTTTTTTATTATCAGGTAAACCTGTACTGAGTTTAATCCAACTAATATTTGCCATTTCTTCCTTTCCTTTGTTTATATATTTTTAATTTTGCTGAACTGATCACTCAGTTCATTTGAACTTAATTTCGTGTAAATTGTAGTAGTTGCTATTTGTTCATGACCTAGTAACTGTTGTAAAACAGTAGCATCCCCACCATTCATCAAGAACGACTTAGCAAAGTAATGTCTGATTGAATGAGGATATACTTTTTCTTTATTCACTTTTGCGATACCAGCAATTTTTTTCAAATTTACTCGATAAGTTCGTTGATTCTTATAGAAAATAGTTTCTTCAATGCCCGCTTTTTTTACGTAAGATTTCAATTGTTTTTTTAGAAATTGTGGAATCGTGATGATTCTTTGCTTTCCTTTATTTTCTATTACTATTATTTTTTTATTGAGGTCTTCCACTTTAAAAGAACAAACCTCAGAAATTCGCATTCCTGTATTACCAATCACTAAAATAAAAAGTCGCATTTCTTCAGTGGTACTATTTTTAATCAATCTTTTATAGTCAGCTTCAGTTATTGATTCTCTGTGTTCCTTAGTTTGGCTCTTCAACAGCTTGACTGACAATCTGCCAGAAACATATCCTTCTGTTTCTAACCACTTTAGATAAACATTGACAATAATAAGTTTCTGATTGATTGTTTTCAATTTATAATTTTTTCCAGATTTATATTGGAAATCTTTCAAGTATTGCTTAAATTCAATCAAAGTTTCTTTATCTAATGAAAAATCATTTGAAACAATATAATCATCTAACTGTCTAAGTGTGGTTAGGTAGTTTTTTATAGTATTTTTTCCTAACTCATTATCTTTTAGAAAATACTCATATTCCTTGAGTTGTAGCATTCATAAACCACCTATCTCTCTAATGTCCAAACGGCACTTTGAAATGAATAACCCGATTCACTAATGCCACCTTCTAACTTAGTGTGAAAATCATATCCTTGTTTCCTCAGCTCACTAATTCTTGCTGGAGCTTCCCAAATACCAAGAAAGGTTAATGCTTCCCATCTGGTTAAAGATGCATGAGTATCAAACCACGCTAAAATTCTTTCATGTTGTGTTTGTTTTTGATTTGGTTCAATATTATTAGCCATATTTACTCCAATCTGTTACAATTGAGGTAGAATTTTTCGTAAATTTTCTACCGAGTCCGCATTACCGTGCGGGCTTTTTTATTTTGTCAGCTCAATCGCAGCTTTATATGCATTTGACCATTCATAAAGCTGAGGGATGAGCGAATTTTGAAGAAAATCTTTTGAGTAAACTGATAATTTTTCTTTATAAAATTCGACTGACTCTTGATAAACTACTTGTCCAAGATGATTAATTGTTTTTACTTGATTTTTCATTTCATCACCGCCAACTTTTGACGAAATTCATCATTCTTTCGACGAATAATTAATTCTGTTTCGGCTGATTCAAGTTTTAAATATGCTTCATCGAGCAATTGATCTCTTGTATCAATCATTTGAGCTTGTGTTGCGATTGTAGTTGACATTTGGTCAATCAGTGCCATCATCTCTTTAATATCTCTAACCGTATTATTATGGTCAGCAAGAATCGCACTTTCTTCTTTTGTTTTAAATCCAAACATTTTATTTACTTCCTCCTGAAAACTTCTGATAAAATTCTTTGTTTATAAAATCCATCATTTCTTTAAACCTAAACGACCAGTTATCTCCTTTACCATTTGGGTAGTAGACCCAGCCTCCGTTTTCAACTGATATTCTTTTTCTTAAATCAGGTTTTCTTAAAACTTTTGAAACTGTTGGAACACTACGGTTTGATTTTTCTGTAAAAACATCCATGCCAACCCAGCCATCAAAATCTTGTTTTTTAAGTTCATGATATTCGACTTTATCAATCAAGATTTTATCTTCAGGAATCAGAACTGGTATAGTTGCTTTAACTTCTAAAAATTGTTCCATGTGCTGCTCCTTTCTAATCTTCAAGTTCTAAATCATACAAAAACACAATATCTGATAAAATTTCAAAAGCTGCATTTCCACTCTCTTTTCCATTTAGAATGTTTGACATTCTTCCATCTGGTATTTTTCTACCATCATTGGAAGCAACTTTCTCTGCCAGAAATCTATTTGTATAGCCTTTTTGAGCCTTTAATTTATTGACAGCATTTCTAAATATTTCAATTTTTTCTTTTGCCATAAACCTCTCCTTTCATTATCTTTATAAAAAAGTTAAAGAAAGTTTATAAAATATATATGCTTATACTTGACATTTGAGTATCAATAAACTACAATAAAAGCATAGTTAAAGAGCCTATAAAACACTTTATAAAACTTGCTTGGCGGCGTTGTTCATTTAGTATTTATTTAGGTTTTCTTTAAACTTTTTATAAACATTCTTTACAAAAACTATTATAGACTAACGATACGCTTTTGTCAATACAGAAGTATCTTTTTTCTACAAATATTTTTTGTATCATCTGTGAAGGGTTGATAGAAATGGATTTATACGAAAAAATAAAAGAGCTTGCTTCTCAAAAAAATGTATCAATTAGGCAAGTTGAAGAAAATTTGGGTTTTGCCAACGGCACAATTAGACAGTGGGGAAGAAAAAATCCTGGCGTTAATAAAGTAAAAGATGTCGCAAAATACTTTAATGTATCAGTGGATTATCTTCTTGGGCTAGATGAAGATGAATCTACAACACAAACAGTAGATTTAGCTGAATTGGCTAATAAACCAAAAGATTTTGACTGGGGTAGCGTGCTGTCTGTCGGCGGCAAACCTATTCCAGAAGAAGATAAAGAAATTATCCGTCGTTTATTTGCCCATAAACTATCTGATTGATTATAAATTGAAGAGAGGACGGTAGTTTATGACAGGTAAAGAACTACTAGAAATTATAATTGTTAAAATTGAAAATCTAGGTATTGAACTTAAATATGAAAAATTGAATGGTGCAAGTGCTTATATCTCATATAGATATGGTTGGGGGATCATAGATATAAAACGAGCAACTGCTTTCGAAATATGCCACGAATATATTCATGCTAAAAATAAAGATATAATCCGTCACTCAGATAATGATTGGGATAATCCTTGCGAAAAAATTGCTGATAGAGAAGCGATTCTTCTTCTATGGGATATCTTTGAGGAAAATGCTGGAACGGTTGAAGATATAAATCGTTTTATCGAAATAACAGGTTGCCCAGAAAAGCTAACTAAAATTATCGTTTTAAAATCAAAAATTAAATCATGGGATAAAGAAGAGGTTCAATATCAAGTAACTCATTATTTAGATAGTACCGATTATGAACCAGAAAGTTGGAACGTTTATAGTATAATGGATGCATGTCATATCGACCACAAATGGGAATCATTAGTTATGAGTACGCTTTTGGATTTAAACTCAAAATTTAATTCCCAAAAGGTAATTTAAAGAGGTGTTATATGAAATTTGGAATGAGAAAGCCTAGCATTACAAAAAGCTTAAAAGCTAGAACAACTACAAAATATAAGCGTAAAGTAAAAAAAGCCCTTATTCCTGGATATGGAAACAAGGGCATGGGTTGGGCAAAAAATCCGAAAAAAGCTGCTTATAATAAAGTCTATAAAAAGACCTCATTTTCATTGTGGGATTTATTCAAATAAAAAACTACGAGCAATATCTCGAATCTCGTTAAAAGCTAGGTTAGGAAATATAAACTTATGAAAAATGGAAAAACTCCTAAAGCTAAAAAACCAATTTATAAAAGAATTTGGTTCTGGATTGTTGTAGTAATCGTAGTAGCTGTTATCGGTAGCGCAATTGGAGGAGGCGGGAAAGACAAAGATAAAGATTCATCAGATTCTAAGTCTACTGTAACATCTAAATCTTCTAGTCAAGCTACAACTTCTTCTAGTTCTTCTGAAAAACCAAAATCAGGTTGGACACAAGAGATTTATGATTCTATTACATCTGCACAAACCAACATCAACGATGATGGGACTATGTCTTACTCTGGTGGTACTCCTTATGCTGAAATTGAAGCAAAAGTTGGTAAACCAGATACTACTTCAGAATCAAGTATAGGTAATCAAACTATAGTTACAGTAAACTGGACTTCTATCTCATGGCTCAAAGGTGAAACTCAAAGCATCACTATCCAATATGATAAAGCCACAGGTCAAATTACAAGCAAATCTAAATTTAATTCTTAATAAATAAAAAAGCCGTTCCTACTTTGGCGAGCGGAGAGCGGCTTAAATATCAATACAGTAGAAAAGCTCTTCAAAAAGCTGTTTTACTGTACTCATTTTATCATAGAAGTGGAGTAAAAATCAAATATGGCTACATATCAAAAACGTGGAAAAACTTGGCAATATTCAATCTCAAGAACAAAACAAGGACTTCCTCGTCTAACAAAGGGAGGTTTTTCTACAAAGTCCGATGCACAAGCTGAAGCAATGGATATTGAAAGCAAGTTAAAAAAAGGATTCATTGTTGACCCCATCAAGCAAGAAATTTCCGAGTATTTTAAAGATTGGATGGAGCTTTATAAGAAAAATGCAATTGATGAAATGACTTATAAAGGTTATGAGCAAACGTTAAAATATTTAAAAACCTATATGCCAAATGTTTTAATTTCTGAAATAACAGCTTCTTCTTATCAAAGAGTGCTAAATAAATTTGCTGAAACACACGCCAAAGCATCTACAAAAGGATTTCATACTAGAGTTAGAGCATCTATTCAACCACTCATTGAAGAAGGGAGACTTCAAAAAGATTTCACTACTCGTGCAGTTGTTAAAGGGAACGGAAATGATAAAGCCGAGCAAGACAAGTTTGTAAATTTTGATGAATACAAGCTATTAGTTGATTATTTCAGAAATAGACTTAATCCAAACTATTCATCTCCTACTATGCTGTTTATAATTTCAATTACTGGCATGAGAGCCAGTGAAGCTTTTGGATTAGTCTGGGATGATATTAATTTTGATAATAATGTTATTAAGTGTCACAGAACTTGGAATTATAGAAACAAAGTCGGTGGTTTCAAAAAGACCAAAACAGATGCTGGAATAAGAGATATTATTATAGATGATGAAAGTATGCAGTTGCTAAAAGATTTTAGAGAACAGCAAAAAAAATTATTTGAAAGCTTGGGTATAAAACCGATACATGACTTCGTTTGTTATCATCCTTATAGAAAAATAATAACTCTCTCAGCTTTGCAAAATACATTAGATCATGCATTAAAAAAACTAAAGATTTCTACTCCACTTACTGTACACGGTTTAAGGCACACTCACGCTTCTGTTCTCCTCTATCATGGAGTTGATATCATGACTGTTTCAAAACGTCTAGGACACGCAAGTGTGGCTATCACACAGCAAACCTATATCCATATTATAAAAGAGCTAGAAAATAAAGATAAAGATAAAATAATTGAGCTACTAATGGAGTTATAATTTTCTTACAACAAAAATACAACAAATCATTAAAAAACTAATAATAAACCCATTATCTAAAGCATATCTATCCTTTACTATGTAGTTTTTCATGGGAGCTCAAGAAGACTAAATTAGTACAAAATAAAAGAACAGTTTTTATGACTGTTCTTTTTCTTTTCTTTATAGTTGAGAAGTGATTGTTTGTTATATAATCCTTCATTTTCTGATCTCTTCTTCCCGAAAACTAAAATAATTACCAGCCCCTACAATAATATGGTCAATAAAATTGATCCCCACATCCTCACAAGATTTTTTTATTTTGTCAGTAAATATTTTATCAGCCTGACTGGGTCGTAAATTTCCTGAGGGATGATTATGTGCAACTAACAGTCCTACTGAGAGATTTTTTATTGCATGATAAAGAATCTCTCTAGGGCTTGCAGTTGCCTGATTAACCGCCCCTATAAAAATTGTCTTTTTTCCAATAATTCGATTTTGACCATCTAAATAAGTCGCCACAAGATGCTCTTGCTCAAAATTTTGCATTTCAAAAGCAAGACTCAAGCCATATTCTCTGGAACTCAAAACTTGACCGTAACGTTTTCTATTAGTGGTTTGTATCCTTTTTCCAAATTCAATCATTGCTCGAATTTCAATGGATTTTGCCAGTCCAATGCCTGAAATTTCTCTGAGTTCATTAATCGAAGCTTTGCGCAAATTATCCAAAGTTTCAAAATGTTGAAGAATTTCCAAGGCCAAATTTAATGATGAGTATTTTTTTGTCCCTGTTCGCAATAATATCGCTAACAGCTCAACATCAGACAAGCACTCTTCTCCTAAAAATTCTAAGCGTTCCCTAGGTTGCATCGGATACGGATTTTCTTTTAGTTCATACAT